GTCTGGTAGATGAGGAATAAGAGGTCTTACTGCTTCAATTGGTGTAGGATAGAAATCTCTTTCTACTCTATCAAAATCACTTCTTTTTCCCATTATCTTCCTCATAAAGAATCAATGCAATAAGAGCATAGTTTGCCATGTCAACCAAAGTGTCCTTGATACTTTCGTCCTTTACCTCTAGGCGTTCTTTTCTTGCGAACCCCATGATGCGACTAAACTTGTCACTGATACGAACACAGACGCCTTTCCATGCTGGAATACCAGCAATCTCACAATGTCTGAAGTTTGCGAATACATCCTCTGTACTTGCATAGTCGTGTCGTTTTGCGTCATGCGTTCTTTTCATTTCTTCTAAGAGTTCATAGAAGCGTTCACTTTGTCTCATATTATGCCACCTTTGAGAAGTTTTTCTCTTTTTTGAATTGGACAACACTTCTGAATTTATCAAAAAGCATATCCTGTTTATGGGAAATTACAAACACGTTTTGATCTGAAAACGTATTCAAGATTTTGAGGAAATCATCTGTACCAGTACCATCCAAAGACGAATCAAAGATTTCATCTAGAATGAGTAGGTTGGTATTCGTTGAGTTCTTCATCTTTGCAACTGCTCTCCATGTAAAAAGCAATGCCAAGTCGATACGCATCTTTTTTCCTTCTGAGAAAGACGCATAGGAAAATTCGTCACGAAAGCGTGACTTGATAGTTTCTTGAAAGTTTTCGTCTATGTTGAAGTTCACAAAGAAATCCATAGACGATAGATATGTATTCACCAACTTGTTCATTATTGGTAGATACTGTTTGACAATCTTTGTCTTGATACCGCTGTCTTGTAATAGGTTCTTAGCAATATCAATATAGAACCTGTCCTCGTTTAGTTTGGACTTCTGTTCATCAATATACTTAATAGTACCTTTTAGTTCTGCAAGTTTTGTTTTATCTTCTTCTGATACAGAACCAGATTCGTATGTCTCAATATCCTTTTGTAGTTTGGCATTGAACTTCTCCATCTCTGTGATGGATGCACGAATCTTTGCAATCTCTACATCTGCACTTCTAATCTTTTCTAAATCACTTAGGATGGTGTCGAGTCTGTCTTTTTCTTCTCGTTCCATTCCTTGTAAATCTCTGATACCGTTTTCAATTTCTCCGATTTTTGTGCTACTAGATTCGATCTTCGTCTGCTTAGTTGATTCTGTAATCGGTTGTTCGCAAGTCGGGCATTCATCGTTTGTCTGGAAAAATTGAATTTGACGGTCATGTTCTGACTTTCTATTTTTAAGCGCTGCTTCAGTCTGAGTCAGTTTCTTTATCTTCTGCTCAATCTTAGTCTGTTCTTCAGCGTCAAAGGATAAGTTTTGTTTGATGGTTTCGTGGGATAGGATGTCATCATTTCTTGCATTGATAGTGAAATTGTTGTCATAGATTTTCTGCCTATTCTCTGCAATAATAGTTGACTTGTTATTTATTACGTCCTCAATGAACTTCTCTTGAAGAGAAATCTTTTCATTAGTCAAGTCGTACTGATATTCTACATTACGGATTTCTTCAGTGAGTTCCTTGTTCTTGTTCTTGAGCAAGAAGTTCATCAAAGAGAAAACCTTGATATCTAGAATATCCTCAACTACCTCACGGCGTGCCTTGGTGGACAACTGCATGAAAGGAACAAAGGTAGATGAACCAAGAATAACAACCTGTGTGAAAGAACGATAGTTCAATCCCAAGATTTGCTGTTCTAAGTGTTTCTGATAATCCCTTGCGTTTGCATCTTGGTTTATCATGTTGTCGTTTACATATACCTCAAACTTATTAGGTTTGATTCCACGAACCACACGAACCTCTTTGCCACCAACGATAAACTCAACCTCAACAATAGTACCACCACCGTTGACAGAGTTTATAAGTTGTGACTTTGAGATACTACGAAAGGGTTTGTTGAATAGACCAAAACAGAGAGCATCAAGGATAGTTGATTTACCCGCTCCGTTTTCGCCAATGATTAGAGTAGTTGGACTTCTATCCAACTGTATCTCTGTAAATTGGTTTCCTGTTGAAAGAAGATTCTTCCAACGTACATACTTAAAAGTTATCAAAGTTCTAAATCACTCGCTTCTACATATAAAGACTTCATCATACTGGTCAATCTTGACTTATCTAAATCAACATCAAGTTCATCAATATAACGCTCAATTAATGTCATGTTATCTTCTGCATTTTCCACAATAGCATCATCGACATTTTCTGCATCCAGTTCACTAAAGTCCTCTACAATCTTTACCTCGTGGGCACCAGATTCGGAAAGAACCTTATCAAGAAATCTATCAAATTTATAGAAGTCTTTTTTATTAACAACGATTATTTTAACAAATTTATCCTTCAATGTCAAGACATTAAAATCAGAATAATCTGTGGTTGTATCGTCATAGTATACCTTCTCAAAGATGGTATGTGGATTTACAATACGTTCCAGTTCTCTTGTGCTTGTGTCAAAGATGTGGAATCCTTTCGGGCATCCATCATCACTCCATGTCATCTGGTAAGTATTGCCGAGATAGTAGATATGTCCATCATCTGACTTCTTATGGAAGTGTCCAGAGAAAACTGTATCAAACTTGTTTAGGAAGTTCTTCTCATAACCGTTTTCAGAAAAGTGTCCTTTGTGCATCTCAAACCCATTGATCTCAAAATGCCCCATACACACCTGTGCATAGGTCATCTCAACACTCCTCATGGATCGTTCGTAGTTATCAGTACAAATCCAAGGCATAAAGTGAATGCCCGTTCCGTCAAACTCTTCTGTACATGGGGAATCGTAACAGTGAATGTTAGGATACTTTTCCTTGCCTGGTTCACCAATCAACTCATACAGTGAGTTTACTTCATTTGTATTCTTATAGTAGGTATCGTGGTTTCCTGCCATAATATGCAAGGTGATACCCCTATGTACAAACTGTTCAATGAACCTTTCTCTTAAATCTTTTGCAATCTTATATGATACAAACTTCCGTCTGTCCATAAGGTCGCCCAAGTGAATAACCGTTTTAATGTTGTGTTTATCCAAATAAGGAAAGAACTCTTCTTCCCAAAATTTGTAGAAGTATTCATTAAAAGCAAGGTTATCGTTACGGGCGCCGAAGTGTGTATCAGTTATCAGCGCTATTTTCATTTATCTCTTCACCTTCATCATCATAAAATTTTTCAAGTCCTTTTGGTTCTGTTTTCTTTTTCTTCTTAGGTTTGTATACATCCTCAGCGGGTAGAAAGTTCTTCTGTAGATAATCAACAAACTGTGCTTGTTCCATATCTTCCCCAACTGCAAGAACATCAACACTCATGTTTTCGATTACCTTGTGTCGAATATGTTGTTGTTTCTTTTCTTTCTGTATCCTACGAATAAAAGCATAGTATATAATTTGTGTAAAATATGCAAAAGGATTCTTTGACTTCTCTGGATTGAAGTTGCCACAGTATTGTAGACAGTTTTCAATGCCATCAGAAATCATCTCATCTCTGTAGGTGTAATTAATAAAATTTGGTCGGTAGGAAAGGTGGTTGGCAATCTTTAAGAAACATTCACCGATATAATTAGTAACTGGTGGTTGTGGGTCACCTAGTTCCTCTGCTTCTTTGCACTTGACCTTCCATTCTTTCATTGCTTCTAGGAAATCAGCATTATTGACATAATGGACTCCTGTTTTTCTTTTAGCCATGTTCACTCCACATATATTGTCGCTTTTGTGCGATTAATAGATACATCATACTATATCTTGATTCAAATGTCAAGAGATAAATTTATTTCAAAAACTTATTGACAATCTCTTGACAACAGGGTATATTTACTATGCTGGGTTTGAGAATGAATAGATCTAATGTAATAGTTTAGATACAGTATCACCGTATTCCTCATCCCATTCTTCTTCCATAATATCATCTAATTCTTGATTGGTGGGCGCACCAGATAATACACTATCATCTTCTCTTTTAGATTTACTCACACAATAGTCATAGAATCTAGTTAATCCTAAAGACGCTTCTGTTAGCACTATAATCTGAGACTTTGGAATATCATAAGTGTCAGTCTCGGCAAAGTGAATCCATCTCTGCAAAGACAAGGCCTCTTCAATACCATTTCTGGTTGCTTTAGGATATGAATTTAACTTCATGGGGGAAACTACGCTAAGGTAAGGTTTCTCCACATTCTGAACAACATTACAAATTATTTCCTCACCGCTTGACAGTTTTAGAATTTTAGTTGTCATTTTATTTTTATCCTTTTAATTTCATAATCAAACTGTTCTTCATTGTATATATTTATTCTTTCTAAAAAGTGATTAATAGTGAAATTTCTCTTTGATTTGTATGTGAGATCGTCTGCAATGTCAAAAAGTGTCGCTCTATCTTTACTCTCACTCCTACGCAATCCACGACCAATTGACTGCAGCGTTCTAACTCTGGACTTACTTGGACTAGAGAACACGATGTTGTGAAGATTACGAATATTGATACCAGTAGAAAACGTGCCGTACGATGCCACAATAATGGCATCTTTTTCTTTTTCTGTAATTGCACGAATATCTTCTCTGGTTTGTGTGTCCGTTCCACCGTATACATAAAATACTTGTCTATCAGTATTTGACTTAATCATGTCGTAAAGAATACTTCCGTGTTTCTCTACAAACTGAAATAGCACAAGTGTATTACCTCTTAGTGCCAAAGTCAAATCACGAATGAACTCATTTCTTTTTGGATGGGAAACAATAAAATCTATCTCATCCTGATAATTCATATCCTTTACTAGTTTACACTCATGTTCTGGATATGTCAAGACTAAAGACTTAATCTTGAATTCTGCAAGCGTCTTTTTGTCTATCAGTTCCTTTGTGGTAATGACTTTATTTAGGGTGCCAAACAATCCCTCTAACACCAGACGATGTGTTTGCATACCGTCAAGTGTTCCTGTCAAACCGAATCTATATTTACATAGGTGCAGTTTTGTGAGAATGGATGTGAGTGACTTTGCTTTGAATAGATGTGCCTCATCACCAACTACCATACCAAACTGTTCAAAGTACTTTGTGGGCATCTTGTACAAAGATTGCCATGTGGATATCACAACGTCCTTTGTAACTTTTCTGTCGTGTCCAGAATATACTTTTTGAATATGTTCTTCTTGCCATCCGTAATCAATAAAGTCGGATGTCATCTGTTCAACCAAAGATGTTGTGGGAACAAGAATAAGTATCTTATCGTTTTGTTGTTCTTTGAGTAGGAAGTTGTAGTATCGTACTAAGATATAAATTATTAATGACTTACCCGAAGCAGTAGGACTAAGAAGAAGAGAGCGATGGGTTCTAATAGCGTGTTCCACTGCGCTAACTTGGTAATCACGAGGTTTGATTCCTCTTCCATTGGATCGAAGTCTAAGGCTTCGTATGAATCCATCCAGTATTTGTATGTCGATTTCTCGCTCATTTTGTAACTCCTCACTAAGCGTGTATTCTTCCTCGTAGTCTTTCAACCATTTCTTTACATACGGCAGAAGTCCTACATACAACTCTCCATTCTGTGGAGAAAATAATCTTATTTTTCCATCCCAAATACGATTGCGATATGCGGGCATGAAACGAGCGCCTGGCACCTCAAACGTGAAAAAGTCTGATAGTGCCCGAGCAGTAGATGGTTCTGTATTGATAACAAGAAATACTTCATTCTTCTTTTCAATTGTGGTCACTAAATCGCTCCATCCACAAACTTACGCCATTCGATAGCGTTTTTAATATCCCAACCACGAGACTGTATTTGTTTCAGAATACGTTCACACGAATCCTGACACATTCTGTAGTATTCTACTTTCTGTTTTGCTTTGATGAGTTCTTCATCAGAATCAAGATAAAGTGGAATATCCTGTTTCAGTATTTTGTGGTCAAAAGGATTGTCACGATAGACTTCTGGCGATGCTTTACCACCATAGTACTCCCACTTCTTACGTTTGAGTACATTGTATGTACCCTCATTCATAAGAACGAGTTGTCTAAAGTTGTTGTAGATGGTTAGATATTTTTGATGTAACTGTGCAGACTTGAGTGATTCATCACCAAGTTCTAAGTTGTCCATTTTCAAATCATCGGCAGACATTGCCTGTAGTTCTTCAAGTGTCATTATATCTCCATAGTATAAGGGTGAGCAGATTGGGTTGTAACTTGCGTTACTATGTTATCTCTTTTTACTCTAAGAGACTCAAATGAAAAGATTGATCAAGTCAACCATTTTCTGCTCGGTATATTTATAAAGTTTCAAATTCGTAAACGTCATACTTCATAGTGACGGTTGCTGTCATTTGTTCTGTATCTGTAACCTGTGTATTGTATGTCAATCCAGACAAAGAGTTAGGATAACATCCCTTGAAGTTAACTCTGAGTGTAGGATTGTTTTTATTTGTAAGGATTGTGAGTGTGGCATCTGATTGCATTGAACTAGGGTCTACTAGTGTACCAGTGTTTGGTTTTAGTCCTGCTTCTGCTGCTGTTGCAGTTTCAAATTGTTGTGTATTCTGTGGAAAACCAATACCAATCATCCAATCAAATATTTCACGATAGTTCGATAAATCCTCATTTACCAAAAACGTAAGTTCCAAATCTGCAAAATCAAGAGTATCACCCATAAATGCAATAGACTTGAAACGAGTATTCATTGTGGCATCACCAGTAAAATTGATGCCAGGGATGTTTACTGAAGTTACAAAAAACTCTACGTTTGGA